ACCAGCCTCACAACAGAAGCAATCATGGCGGGCGCATCACGCGCCGATACGGTTTCACCGTTATCAAGTAACAACAGTGACGATTTGATCGAGTATGCTCGATCCGTTTTCGAGACGGCCCTGACCAGGCTCGTCGTCGAAGACACATCGCGAAGCGGCCTGGCGGCCGATCCGGGAGCGAAGCGGCGGCTCTCGGACCTCTGTCGTGGATTCTTTGCAGTTTTGCAACACCACGACGCGCCCCTCGATGTTCAAATCGGGTTTTCGGTAGACGTTGCGCGGTACGCGCTCGTCGAATCCGAGAAGATCTTTGTTAAGAGAGCGAAGTGGCTCTGCGCGCGCTGGATGCCTGTGTATCTCAGCGCGAGCGGCCGCGGCGAGAACGCCGTTCAACCTGCTCCTGACAGTGCGAGATTTCGACTCACCGGCGACGCACGTCGCTGGATACGCGCACGCGTGGCCAAGTTCAGCCATGCGAACACGCATTTCTTTATGTCGATGATTCAGACGAAGCGCGCTTGCGCGCCTCTGTCGGACGAGATTATTGATGGCAACCTCGTTTCGCACTCCTTGTCGATGGGTCGCATTTTGGCGACAGACGTATCACTCGTCACTTGCGTGACGGACTCGATTTCGTCCCTCCTATCGGCAATTTCGGAAGATCTTCGCGACGAACACTTTCGTCGCAAATGGACGCCTTCGAACAAAGCGTCTTTTGCGTCGCCACGATCCCGTGGCGGCGCCGCCGAGTCTCTTCGCTCGAGTCTCGGCATTCAGTCTCGACGAGTCGCCGCGGATGTGAGCGACGCGACGATCGATGATGACGTGCCTCCTGCACCGTCTCTCGATCGCCCGCGTGCATACGCTCTCCACGAACGGCTCGTCGGCGCTGACTTCAATGGCTTCACGATGCCGCGTCGTACTTACGACGCCCTCGGACGGCCATCTTCTACAATGACAAGACGTGAGATCGATTCGACTTCTGTCGATTCGTTCGATCAACTTGAGTCGCGCGCGGCGCGTACTCTCGGACGTCCTTTGCATTGTCAGATAAAGCCTGTCGTCGAACCTCTCAAGATTCGCGTCATCTCCGCCGGCGAGGCGCTCCCGTATCACGTGAGCGCACAGTTCCAAAAATCAACGCACAAGATCATGCGTGGGTTCAAGGCTTTCCGGCTGATCGGTCGTACTCTCTGTCCGACTGACGTTGAAGATCTCGTCCCGGACGAGGTCCCGACTGACGCAGAATGGTTCTCTCTCGACTACGAAGCATCAACCGATCGGTTGTGGTTTCCGCTGTCGAAGTCGATCATGACGACAATTGCTCCTCCCGTCGACGATCGAGCGCGCATGTTCCACGCGTGTCTCGACCCTCACTACTGCCATTACCCGACAATGGCGTTCGACGATGAGCAAAAAAAGGCTTTTTTACAGAGTGGCTCGTTTCGCCCGCGAGTGTGGATGTTCCCGGCTTTGGTCCTGGCCGGCGCGAACTCTACCTGACGCAGCCTTACGTGCCCGTGATTGGTGTGCCGATCGTTGACGACGACGGCGAAATGGCGGCGGCCGGGGATTTCTCCGGCCTTGCACCGTCAGATCGCATCGGATCTGTCGTCAGCGGCTCTCAAGTTTACCAACTGAGGTGCCCGCCTGATCCGACCATGACGCAAGAGAAAGAATTCTTCGAACGTCTGATCGCACATCATGTCACATATGATGGAAAAAAACGAAGCTGGATGTGCCGGATCCCGGCCGTCTTGCAACGGAACGCGCAGCTCATGGGTTCACGCGTCTCTTTCCTCATCCTCTGTCTTGCGAATGCGGCGCTATGTGTGACGGTTCGTCGCTTCTGCGCCTCGGTCCTCCGCAGCAATGCAATGGACCGATCGTCGAACACCGACGATCTTCGCAAGTATCTGTCGTCGCTCTCCGACGAAGATTTTGGCCGCCAGCTCCGGACAGAGCTGGGCCTTGAACAAAATGATCCTCTCGACCCTCTCCATCGTGTGGACTGCATACGATGGCTCAACGAATGCCTGATCAACGGCGACGACGGACTCTATGTCTCGACGGCGCTGGAACGTTTGGTGCATGAGCGGCTCGGCAAGTTGGTCGGTCTCAGTCTCTCGGTCGGCAAGACGTACAATCATGAAGTTTACGCGAATATCAATTCAACGGCGATCCATTTTGATCTCCGGTCGAATCGACCGCGCGGAAGCTTCTCGACGACGTCGAAGCAAATCGATTACTTGAACACCGGCCTCCTATTCGAGCAGAACAAAGTCATGTCGTCGCAAGACACTGACCGCTCTGTTGAAGAAGTCGAAGAAGGTCTCAAGCACGTTTCCGTCATTGATCGCGTGATCAAGGGGGCGCTGCCAGGCAAGCAGTGCTCGCTCCTCGCGAATTATCTGACGACATACCGAACTGCCTTGACCGACGAATGTCGGGGCATGAATCTCTTCGTCCATCCGTCACTGGGTGGACTCGGTGTGACTGCGCCGGCGACTTGGTCTTTTGAACTGACCGAGGCGCAGAAGTTTGAGGTCCTCAAACTCGGTGCAGGAAAACGTGTTTCGCGCGCTCTCCCAATGGAGTTCCGACAGCGCGCTGAGGAAGAACTTGTACGTGATGAAACCATCTGGGACGTCCTCGAGCCACCTGCTCCTGAACGCCGATGGCTGCGCAAGCCGAAACGGTCTTGCCAGGAATTCGTTTTCGATTCGAAGTTCGACGTCCAGATCGGCGTCGCACCTCTTATCGAACAGTCGGAACGAATGCTCGTCGAAGTCGAGGCCGAGGTACTCGGTCGTGATCAGACATTCTTCGAGCGCATCACGTCGATCGTCACGCTGAACGAGCGTCGGCGCCGCCTTGGCGGTCCGCCGATTCCCGTTTGGTAGACGATCACATCATCGTCGCTGAAAAAGACCAGCGGCGGTATTTCACATCTGCAACTCCGTCGGAGACGAGCCATCACTCGGTTTGCAGGGGGTCATGTTGTCAACTATCCAAAACGTTGCGCCTCGCGCATAAACATTTACGTTACTAAGGATCGCGCTCGAAAGAGCATTTGGAAGCGATCTGGAAAGTCGAACGACTGCACGGAGAGAGAGAGGAGTTGGCGCCTGGCCCATTGCCCGCATCACCTACGCAAATAATAAAGCGTGGGGCCAACTCGACGACACGATGCCTAGCCCACCGCTCGCATCACGATTTCAACCAATAAAGATTTCGATCGTATCGTCACCTCATCTTCAACATGACGAACAGTCTCGCTACGCTTGGCGGCATCCCCTACTCAAGCATTTGAACATGACCAAAGGTCACTCAATCAACACCACCAACCAGAAGAAGCGACAGGTCGCTCCTCGCACGGTCCGCGCTCCCGCTGCCGTCGCCCGCCGGCGCCGAATGGCTGCTCCCTCCATCACGCAGCACGGCAATCGCACGGTCATCGAGCACACCGAGTATATCGGCGAATTCGCCTCGGACATTCAGAACAACTTCGCGTATTACGCTGATTCCATCACCCCGACGAACGCGAGCCTCTTCCCTTGGCTCGCTTCGATCGCTGAACGATACGAATCATTTGTTTTTCGTGAGCTGGAATTCATGATCGAGACATCCTCGCCGACTTCGACGTCCGGCAACTTCATCATCGCCGTCGACTACGACGCCGTCGATCCCGACGCGTCGCAAACCAAGGCTTCCTTGATGAACATGTACGGCTCGGAGATCGGCGCTGTATGGCAGAACGTTTCGCACCGCTCGACGCGTGCGAATCTCTCGAAGATCGGACCGCAGCGCTACAACGTTCAGGGCGACGAAACCGTCGACCGCACGAATGTCGCCGGCGTCGCGTATCTTGCTGCGACGCCCGTCTCGGGACTCGTTGTCACGACGGCACAACCGCCGACGTGGGCGATCCAGACGCTCGGCGAGCGCTGGGTTCGATACTCCATCGAACTATTCACGCCGCAACTCGTCTCGTCGCTCCTCGACTCTCGACCGAACGAACCGCAGATGCGCCGCCGATCGGCGGCCAATGCGTCTACCTCTGGCGGCGCCGCCGGCGCGCAGATGGAGGCGTTCCGCGAGTCTGTCTTCCAGCCCTTCGCGATCGACGGCTCGTTGGGCGATGAAATCGACCAATATGTCTCGATTGCGACAGCTGCGAACTTTGACAGCGGTCTTCCTCCGACCTTGACGTTGCCCGGCAACTGGATCAATGCCGAGACGGGCGTCCTCGCTGAGTTGCGTTCGTCGACCAAGAATGGCCTCGGGATCTTGCAGTTCAAGCGAGATTTCGAGGGCCTGATCAAAGTCGTCATGTCGAACCTGACGTTCGGCGCGGGCGTCACGATCAACCCCGCGTCCGTCGCCGTCGAACAATGGATCTACAATGGCGGCGCCGGCGTCGGCAGCGGCACCTCGAAGTGGCTCACGCCAGATCTTGATGCGAACGAGTACTCGATCGAGAATCTCGAAATCGTGAATGACTCGACGGGGAAAGGTCTGTTTCTCGTCGATATCCTCGCGAAAGTCGCTGCTGGCACGGGCATTTCGCTCACGACCGGCCAATCAACTGCATCGACGACGCCCGCGTTCGTGACTTCTGCCGCGCATCGGTGCACTCTTGACATCTGTCCTCTCGGTCTCGCGACCGGTGGGGCCTTTCTCAAGAAGAAAGCACACAACACGCGCGGCGTCGGCCCTGTCCTCAACGGACGACGCTCTCGCGTCGAGTTCGTGAAGCAGGCCGACAAGCCGTCCGCCGACGTCGCCCCGACGACCGTCACCTTCGCTCTTCTCAAGTGAGCGTCGCTTCCTCCTCTGTCAGTTCGGTCCCTCCTGGCCGCTACGAGTATTCTGGTAATCTCGTACGAACTGTACCCATCCGCGGGAAAGGGCCCCGCGGTGCTGCGCGTGAGCGCGCAGTGTGTGTCCTCTGTCGTTTGGAAGAACGACACACTTTGAGAACGGCATGCTTTCGCGCAGCATGTCCGGCAACACCCGCCCACGCGGCCACCGTTCAGTGGCGTTGTTGTCCCATAAGAGACCAGGCAGTGGCCCGAAACAGTAGCGATCGGGCGGCTCCGTCCACGACGTAAGAGCATTCAAGTTGTACGTGAATCACGTATATCGAATGCTTGTCGTGGCGGCTCCGCCGTGAAGTCGCGCACCCACCAGCACCGCTGGCGGTGGGACTGAATCGGGACGAAGGACGCGAGTAATCGCGCCGCTTGCCGAAAGTTGTAAAGGACAACC